AAGATAAATCCTTCATCCAAAAAACCCATAGTTTTATGAAGTTATCTCGTGCTCAAAATATTCTTCCCACGATTTTATTAATGAATACGGGTGCTTGGTTAGCAAAACCCTCCTTACAAATATATAAATCAACCTCTTTTTTTGTAAGTTCTCTCATTACCATATCCATTATGTCGAATAGTATGATTCTCAATGACTTATTCGATATGTCGGTGGATAAAATAAATAATCCTCGACGACCATTGGTCACGGGTGAAATATCGAAACGAGAAGCCATCCTAAGTTCTCTCTGTCTATTCTTATCTTCGGAAATCCTAAATATGCGATATATACCCCGAGACTTGCAATATATCACCCATTATGCTAATGTTATTATTACAATATACACACCTATTCTGAAACGGTTAGCATTCATTAAAAATATAACGTGTGCTGGATTGGTTTCCTTTTCGGTGTGGTTCTCGGGATTATTGATAAATAAAAACACAAATAACAGTGGATTATTATCAATGGCTTCATTGTTTTTGTTTCTAGGTTCTCTCTATAATGAAATACTTTTGGATATACGAGATTATGAAGGTGATGGACAAAATGGTATTCTTACGATTCCTATCTTATATGGGAAAACGAATGCTTGGAAACTAGCCTTTTGTATATTATCGATGAATTTATTATCGAACTCCGTGATACTATATAAATTATATTCTATTCGAGAAAGTATTTTCTTTTTATTGATATGTTCTCAATTATTTATAAATCTAAGACAAATAAAAACGAATCATTATGCAAAAGATACCATACATAAGGTAGTAAATGATACACAAAAACAATTATTTGCAGTTTTATTATATATGTGTTTTTTACGAACAAATGGATAAAATAAATACAATTAAAAAAACAAGATAAACATTATTTCATTAATTATATATAAAGACAAGCACAGTTATAAATGTTTAATTTGAATAATACAGTAGAAACGAAATCCGAAGTGATTGAGACTCCTGATGAGAGGCCGAATAATAAATATAAAAATATTTTAAACTCATTACCCCCTGATACAGATAACGATGTTTTAAATTATAATGCTATTGATAAATTATTAGAAAACGAAAAATTAAAAAATAAAAATGAAGCTTGGAATAAATTAGACAAAACCATTAAAATACAGAAGTTACACGTCTTCGCCGAGAAATACGGTAAAGAGAATGCATTACCCGTAAAAGATATTAAATTATTAAAAACGTTTTTTATTGATTGTTTAGAGAAAAATAAACTACAAAAAACTAAAGATGTCAACTATGATAAAGAAAAGAGAGAAGTCATTAGTGTTCCTGCTTTATTTTTTAATAATACCAATCATAATTTTACATTAAAATCCACTGATGCCAAACGGGTTTCCACATTAAAATCTTTGACACCAAAACGAGTTACTGCGAATAATAATGAATCTATAGAAAAAAAGATATAGAAGTATTATAACTATATCTAATAATATGACAAAAATAGCATTTATTACTGGAATAACAGGCCAAGACGGTTCGTATTTAGCCGAATTTTTATTAGAAAAAGGATATATCGTCCATGGTCTAGTACGTAGATCTTCCTCTATTAATACACATCGTATCGAATGTATTTTTAATCATCCAAAGTTGAAACTACATTATGGCGATTTGACCGACGGTTCTTGTCTATTTAACTGTTTAAATAGCATCAAGTTGAAATATCTCGATATGACGGTTTTAGAAGTATATAATCTAGCTGCACAATCCCACGTAAAAGTATCTTTCGAAATGCCCGAATACACCGCCGACACGGATGCATTCGGTACGTTAAAATTATTGGAAGCTATTCGTTCTACTAACTTAGACCGTATCACCCGTTTTTATCACGCTTCCACCAGTGAATTATATGGGTTAGTACAAGAAGTACCTCAATCCGAAACTACTCCGTTTTATCCTCGTTCTCCATATGGTGTCGCAAAACTATATGCCTATTGGATTGTTAAAAACTATCGCGAATCCTATAATATGTTTAATTGCAATGGTATCTTATTCAATCACGAATCGGAACGAAGAGGACATAATTTTGTCACTCGTAAAATCACAATGGGTTTAAATAAGATATTGAAGGATACTACGGGAACAGAAATTTTGACAATGGGTAACATTGATTCTCAACGCGATTGGGGTCACGCCAAGGATTATATTGAAGGTATGTGGTTAATGTTACAACAGGATTCGTCAGATGATTTCGTATTAGCCACGGGTGAAATGCATAGCGTTCGTGAATTTATCGAAAAAGCTTTTTTGTTAAAAGATTTCGAAATCGAATGGAAAGGGAAAGGAGTGGATGAAATAGGAATAGATAAAAAAACAGGACGGGTATTGGTGAAAATCGACCCCAAATATTTTCGTCCTGCCGAAGTGGAACAACTCTTGGGCAATTCGACGAAAGCCCGAAAAGTATTAGGTTGGAAACCGAAATTTACTTTTGATGAGTTGGTGAAAGTGATGGTTTTACACGATTGTGAAAGTGATGGTTTTACACGATTGTGAAAGTGATGGTTTTACACGATTGTGAAAATGATGGTTTTTTCACTTCAAACATTCCAAAAGTTACTCGCAATTCTTTGTTTTTTTCTATTTTTTATACAAACACCATTTTTATTTGATAATCGATTTAATTCTTCTAATATTACTTTGGAAAATGGATGATCGAGACCATCAATATTATCATTATCCATTTGTATCCACTGTAATTTAGGGTTCAATCTAAATTTTATATAAACATCTTCATTACCCATTGATTTCATAAATGCATCATTATTGAATTCATCTATTTTTGGATAAAATCCTTCTCCGAATAGTTTTTCATCAGGGTCAAACCATAAGTGTAATACAACGGTCGGACGATTACGTATTTCCTCTAACCGTTTTACTAATTCGTTATAACGTTGTTCTGTCATTTTGTTTTTGCTTTTTGTAATCGATAAAAATAAAAAATAAATCAATTTTTCTTTTGCTTTTGGAAAATTGATAATAGATAATAATATACATCTATTCTATATTACTATCTAATGAATGAACGGTTTATAACTACTATGTTAGATATAGAAAATAATGAAATAGATGATTTCGATGATGACAATAGTGATATCGTGGATTATGAATTAACCGAAACGGATATTTTAGATGTACAAAATGATATTTATGAAGCAATGGATGAATATATGGAATCCGAAATCATTCATATGGCTTCACCAGATTTTCATAAAAAATTTATTAAAGATATATCTTATTATTTTTATGAATACTGGGTAGATGCAAAATTATGCGACGAAGATGATTTATCAGACCTAGAAGATATGATTGAAGAACTTTCTACTATATATTTCGATATTTCGAATATTCCACCTCGTTCCATTCCTTATGGATTAATGGTTGAACCCGTTACCAAAAACATCGATGTATTAAGAAGACAAATCGAATATTTAAAATCAATTCCTCAACCTAAACAAAAAACTCCCGAATGGCATCAATTTCGTTATAATCTTATAACCGCCAGTAATTTATGGAAAGCATTGGATTCAACCGCTCAACAAAATAGCTTGATATATGAAAAGTGTAAGCCATTGGATATGAGTCGTAGCGATTCGGGATTTTGTAATCCAGAAAGTACTCTTCATTGGGGTGTTCGTTATGAACCTCTTACGGTTATGGTTTATGAACAAATGTATCAAACCAAAGTCGATGATTTTGGATGTATACCTCACCCCAAATATAATTATATTGGAGCATCTCCCGATGGTATCAATCTAGATGAAACCAATGCCGAAAAATTTGGTCGTATGATTGAAATTAAAAATATATTTAATCGAGAAATTACGGCTATTCCAAAGCACGAATATTGGATACAATGTCAAATTCAAATGGAAACGTGTGACTTAGATGAATGTGATTTTGTTGAAACCCGTTTCAAAGAATATAATTCGGAAGAGTCGTTTTATGAAGATTCGCTACACGAATATAAAGGTGTGATCTTATATTTCGTTCAAAGACCCAATCGATATGATTTTGACATTTCTCAATCTATGCCTTTTAATAATTCTCCTATCTATAAATATATGCCATTAGATATTCCACTCGATAAAGAAAATATTGATAATTGGATAAATACTACCAAAGAAGAAAACAAAATAGAATTACTATTATTCAAACCATTATTTTGGTATATGGACGAATTCTCTTGCGTTTTAATAAAACGTAATCCCCTTTGGTTCCAATCTGCACTTCCAAAAATAACCGAAACGTGGAATATCATTTTAAAAGAACGGGTCGATGGTTATCAACATCGTGCTCCTAAGAAAAAAATATCGGCCAATAAAACTGAAGTCGTCGTGGAAAATGAAACCAATACTACCCATTATATAAAAAACCTACCGCTTACCAACAATATTTGCCTTATTAAATTAGATTCTGAACCCGATTCAACTGGATAATCGAAAAGATAATTCACTATTCACACTCGTACTTCTACTATCATTAGATGTTTCTGATGATTTACTACGGGTTTTCTCACTGATAAGTTCCGATATTTCATGAAATGAATTTTTTATTTGTCTTATTTCGATAGGTGGTTTATTTATGTTATATAAAGGGAATGCGTGTTTGGTATATTTCAAATATGTATAACTGGCAGATGTTTCTTTTTCCATAATATTTATGTCTTCTTTTCCATTTATAAACCCGTGTCCTCGTTTATTATCATACATATATATCGCACAATCACTGCAATAACCTATAAATATATCATCGACGATTCCGTGTTTTTTACAATTCTCACAAAACTTTGGCCCACTTCCTGGAGCCATCGTAATTGCCCATTCAAATGGAAAATTTAAAAAATATTTTTGTTTATCACATACATAATGGTCGTGTTCTATTCTTTCTACTGGCATTATACCTATATATTACGATTTTTTTATTTTGTTTTTATTATACAATATTGATTTTATACTATATTATAATGTTTTCATTATTACGTATATCAAACCTATCTAATATACCGTATTGTTGGCCTGTTCCAGAAAAATCTTTTTTTCTATTTCATTTATTTCTATATAATATTTACTTCCGGGTATCAAATCATCAAACTCTATTTTATTTAGTTTCGAAAAATCCATTTATTTATTCAAGTACTATTCGTTTATGAATAATAAAAGCAATTCAATTTTTATAACGACAGTACTGTAATAACGATAGTAACCTTAGAAACTATAGTAATGTAATTTTGTAATCACTATTGTGATCAATGATGGTAACCTATCGTAATCTTTAGTTGAAAAATATAATATTGTATTCTATATGTCTAGTTCCTATCAAAGTCCGATTATATTAGATAAATCCGATTGTATCAAAATACACGAAACTCTGGAAATTTATGGTCGTAATGAACACGCCGTTTTTAATACAGTTACCCAAAATTATGAAGTCAAACGCAATATCACTCTTACGATAAAAAACAAAAAATACCGATTAGATGAATATCATTTTCATAATCCGAGCGAACATAAAGTAAATGGACATATGTATCCCGCGGAAATTCATTATGTTTTTATCGAAACCGAAAATGAAGAATCTCATGATATTCGAGAACATTCCAATATTTGTTGTTCTCATTTGGAAAAACAATATAGATACCCGAATAAAAATATATTAGTCATTGGTCGGATTATTGTTCATAATGAAAATCATAAAGACTTCACTAATTTACAAGTGAAAGCACCTCATTATTATTATCAATATGATGGTACTCTAACGAATGGTTCATATTCCCCTGTTCGATGGATTGTTGGCGAAACCCCTGTCCATTATAATTTGAAACAAATTGAGACGGTAGCCAAGCCAGCTCGTCCATTACAATCTCTGGATGGTCGTATCGTTTTATATTCGGAAAAATAGTAGTCAAACATAAATAATAAAAAAGAATATAAATGCTTCTTTTCTATTATAATAGATTAAACTATGACATCTCCTATGAAAGAATCTTTTATGTCAAATGAAGACGAAATGTATGTCACCAAACGTAATGGGGAACGCGAAATTGTTTCCTTCGATAAAATTTTAAAAAGAATCAGAACCATCGGATTAGAAGCCAATATCAAAATCAATTATACTTCACTCGTGATGAAAGTCATCGACCAACTTTATGATGGTATTTCTACCACCAAAATCGATGAATTATCCGCCGAACAATGTGCTTCTATGGCCACTATTCATCCTGATTATAATACCTTGGCGGGTCGTATCTCCATTTCAAATCATCATAAAAATACTTCGAATTCATTCATTGGCGTAATGACCCAATTATATAATTATAAAGATAAACACAATAAACATTCACCTTTAGTGAGTGAAGACCTTTTTACAATTATTAATAAATATGAGGAGGAACTCGAATCCCTTTGTGATTATTCTCGTGACTATTTAATCGACTATTTCGGTTTCAAAACCCTAGACCGTGCTTATTTAATGAAAATAAATAAAGTCACTGTTGAACGACCTCAACATATGTGGCTTCGTGTAGCTATCGGTATTCATTATGATAATATACAAAAAATCAAAGAAACCTATGAAATGATGTCTTTAAAATATTTTACCCACGCCACTCCCACCCTATTTAATGCTGGAACACCACACCCTCAATTATCGTCTTGTTATTTGATTGCGATGGAAAACGATAGTATCGAAGGAATTTATAATACATTGAAAGATTGTGCGTTGATTTCGAAATGGGCTGGTGGTATTGGACTACATATCCATAATATTCGAGCATCGGGTAGTCATATCCGAGGTACCAATGGTTCTTCCAATGGTATTGTGCCGATGCTAAAAGTTTTCAATAATACTGCGAAGTATGTTGACCAATGTGTTCATCCCGAAACCATTATTTATACTACCGAAGGGCCTAAGCAAATACAACATTGTAGTGTAGGAGAAACAAGTATTTATGGATTGAATGGTGAGAAGGAAGTTATTCAAAACGTCTTGGAACATTCATATGAAGGTGAATTTTTAGAAATTGAATCAATGCATTCTATTTTTCCATTAAAAATAACACCACAACATCCTGTATATGCATTAAGAAATCAACAAAAAGGATTAAATTATAAAGTTATCCAAAACAGATTAGATAAAAATATATGTAATTTCGAATGGGTTGATGCCGGTGAATTAGATGAATCTGATATGATTATCTATCCTATTCCAAAAAATGACGTGGATATTAAATCCTTTTCAGAAGACGATTGCTTTATGTATGGAATTATTTTAGGCGATGGATATATGTGTAATGATAATGATACTGGACACGTTACTATCGGGTCGGTAAATAAAATTCATTTAAAAGAATTTATGGTTAATTATTTCGAAGAGAAATTAGTTGATTATAAAATTACGGTGAATGATAATGCCACACGTATTCGTTGGAATCGAACTATTCATTTACCATTTCGTCATAATGATTTCTATGATGAAACTAAATCAAAAAGAATTCATCATAAATGGTTAAATTTACCTATTGCAAAAAGTAAATACATTTTAAAAGGATTATTAGAAACGGATGGATGTAATGGTAAGGAATTGGTATTTGATAGCACCTCTTTGAATCTAATTGAATCTGTTCGGTTTATATGTATGAAAATGGGTATCTTAACTAGTGGCTATGTTAGGGATAGAGTTGGTGAAAAACATGAAACTAGTAGGGGTATCATAGAAAACAAAAAAATTAGTTATACTCTTCGTATCCCAAAAACAAAAGAAATTTGTGAATTAATAGATATTGAATATAATGAAAAAACACAATTTTTTAAATTCTTAAGATACAAAGATTATTTATTATCTCGAATTCAAAACATCACAAAAAGTCAGTATAAAGGCGTTTTATACGATTTACAAATGGAAAAAGAACATAATTATTTATTACATAATGGTTTAGTACATAACGGAGGTGGTCGTCGTAATGGTTCTTTCGCTATCTATCTAGAACCTTGGCACGCCGATATTGAAATGTTCCTCCAAATGCGTAAAAATCACGGCGATGAAGAACTGAAAGCTCGTGACCTCTTCTATGCTCTTTGGATTTCCGATTTATTTATGGAACGTGTCAAAACCGAAGATGGTAAATGGACACTCTTTTGTCCCGATGAATGCCCTGGTTTATCCGATGTGTATGGTGATGAATTCGTAGCTTTATATACCAAATACGAACAAGCAGGTAAGGGTCGTAAAACAATGAAGGCACGTGATTTATGGTTTCAAATTTTGGACGCACAGATGGAAACGGGCACTCCATATCTTTTATATAAAGATGCCTGTAATAAAAAATCGAATCAGAAAAACGTCGGCACCATAAAGTCATCAAATTTATGTGTTGCTCCTGAAACCACTATTTTAACAGATAAAGGTCATATTGAAATACAAACATTAGTAGGAAAGAAAGTGAATGTATGGAATGGTGAAGAATTCAGTGAAGTCGAAGTATTTAAAACGGGTGAAAATCAAGAATTAATTGATGTATATACTAGCGATGGCTGTAAATTAACTTGTACCAAATATCATAAATTTTTTATTCAAAATAGCTATTCAAAAAAATCAAAAGAATTGATAGAAGCAAAAGATTTAAAAATGGGTGATAAAATAATAAAAAGCAATTATCCAATTATAGATGGTAAAGAAAAAATGAATTATGCATATACACATGGATTTTTCTGTGGCGATGGAACATATTCTAATAATAATTTGGAACAATCTAGATGTGAATATAAATGTTTAGATGGTCATTATTTCTGTAAAAGACATATAGATTTTGAAACGGAAAATAATATAGAAAATTTAAAAAATGATAAAAATATAAGCAATTCACAATGTAATGGCTTATCATATACAAAAAAACCCATATCATTTTTATATGACGAAAAGAAAGAATTAGTAAAACATATGGATTATAGATATATAACTGAAAATGATAATAGAATTACAATACAATTGCCTTTAGATATTGAAGAAAAGTTTTTTGTTCCATTAAAATGTTCTATTGCTAATAAAATGGAATGGTTTTCAGGTTATTGTGACGCAGATGGAACGATTGCAAATAATAAAAACAATCAACAATTACAGTTAGCTTCCATTAACAAAGATTTTCTTTTTAATATTAAAATGATGTTACAAACTTGTGGAATTAATGCAAAAATAAGTAAAAGTAAAGATGAAGGTTTCAGTAATTTACCTGACGGAAAGGGTGGTTATAAAGATTTTGCTACACAAGCAGTATATAGATTGTTAATTACATCTAATGATTTAAATAAATTAATTGAATTGGGATTTTCACCCAAAAGATTAAAATTAAATTCATTAAACAAACCTAATAGAAATGCTAACCAATTTATAAAAATAGAAAAAATTGCAGATGAAGGACGAATAGATGATACGTATTGTTTTACTGAGCCTAAACGAAACGCAGGTATATTCAATGGTATTATCACATCACAATGTACAGAAATCCTGGAATATTCTGACGAGAATGAAACGGCGGTATGTAATTTGGCCAGTTTAGCCCTTCCCTCTTTTATTGACCAATCTCAATCTCCTGCGGTATTCAACTATGATAAACTTCACGAAGTCTCCAAACTCGTCACCTATAATTTGAATCGTATCATCGATGTGAATTATTATCCAACAACGAAAACCAGACGTAGTAATTTACGTCACCGTCCTATCGGTATCGGTGTCCAAGGCTTAGCCGATGTATTTATGTTATTGAATATTCCTTTCTGTAGTGATGAAGCCAAACTCATCAATAAACATATTTTCGAAACCATTTACCACGCCGCATTGGAATCTTCGTGTGAAATTGCTATGCAAGAAGGTGTTTATGAAACATTCCATGGTTCTCCAGCGAGTCAAGGTATTTTACAATTCGATTTATGGGGAGTTGACCCTACCAATAGTCGCTATGATTGGACAGCCCTGAAAACCTCTATCAAAATTCACGGATTACGTAATTCATTATTATTGGCTCCTATGCCTACTGCTTCCACTTCTCAAATTCTCGGTTTCAATGAATGCATTGAACCTATTACCAGTAATATTTATAATCGTCGTACGATTGCGGGTGAATTTATTATGGCGAATAAATATTTGATGAATGACTTGATTGCATTAGACCTTTGGAATGAGAAAATCAAAAACAATATTATTGCGAATAACGGCAGTGTCCAACATATCGATATTATTCCACAAGAAATTCGGGATAAATATCGTACTGTATGGGAAATGCCAATGCGTAATCTCATTGATATGGCGGCGGATAGAGGTGTCTATATTTGTCAGAGCCAAAGTCTGAATTTATGGCTGGAAGACCCGAATTATAAAACTTTAACTTCTATGCATTTCTATGCTTGGTCGAAAGGTTTAAAAACGGGCATTTACTATTTACGACGTAGAGGTAGACATCAAGCACAACAATTTACCATTGAACCCGAGAAAAAAGATTTAGGTGGAAATTATGAGGAAAATGAGGAAATATGTGAAATGTGCTCGGCTTAGAAAATATAGATGTATTTTATACAATGGCTAAGAAAAACACTATGAAACGAAAAATGAAAAAGGGAACTCGTAAATATCGAGGCGGGGTTACTACTCGTAGTAATAGAACACTAACTCCAAAGATGACTGCTCATAAAGCTAGTGTGGATGCAAAAAGAACTGGGTCAAAAATTAAACAAGAATTAAAAAAAGAACTAGATGAATTAACTAGTTTGTTCGAAAAAACAACGATAACAGATTCACCAAACTCTATACCAAAATAATTTAGAAAAATTATATAATAAAATATATAATTATTATATAATGCGAATTAAACGAAATACTAAGAAAATTATTAGAGGAAAAGGTAGTAAGAAAATTCTTAATAAAAATTTAAAGAAATATGTAGGCGGCGGCATGATGTTTGAAAACGGAAAACTAACAGCCGAAGCAAAAGAACATCTTGGTGTTGTTCTGGCATTAGCGATAGCAGGAGCATCTGCTACTGCCTTAAACGCTGTAATTATAAATAAATTTCCTGGTACGCACGAAATAATAGGTAATATAGTTTATAGTTTTGCTCGACTTATTCCTGTTAGTTTATTAGAATCTGCGTCTGCTGGAAGTGAATTAGCTTTTCACTTTTGTGATAAAGTTAGTTATATTATAAAAGGTATGTTATCTATTATTTGGAGATGTAGAACTTTTATTTCTGGTGCAGTTGCAATTCCTGTATTGAAACGTATAAAAGATTTGGCGGATAGCATTAGTGGTACTGATATAGATGAAATTGCACTAACTAAAGCAAATACCGTAATACGCGAAGTAGATTATAATAACTTTTTTAATACCACATTTAATCTATTGGTTTGGGTAATTGAAAACACATATCAACGTTTTGAAAATGTTGTTGAATTATGTTTGAATGGTAATTCCGCACCAATTGCTGATAACATTTTAACAGAAATTGCAGTATCTGATGAATGTGAGAGAGTAGTCGGTGCAGATTCATTAAGCAACGACGAGATAAAAACGGCGATTGGAGACGTTATAAATGAAACAAATGTAGAAAAAGCTAAAAATGTTATAGACCTAAATTTAAACCAAATTCGGGACAATCATATCGAAAATTTAAAAAATCGAATCGAATATTTAAAACAAAAAATAAATATGCCAAAAATGCCAACTGACCAAAATACGGAAGCAATGGATGAAGCAGACGATTTGCAAGACGAATTAAGTGAGTTGGAAGATGAGTTAAAGAGATATGATAATTTACCTCGACAATATCCGTTTGGAAGTAATGAACATTCGACGGTGTTTGATTTCAATCCAACTAAACGACAAAGAATAGAAGAAGAAAAAGAAAAAATAGAAGGAGGAAAGAAAAATTCCCAAAAAAGAAGAAAAAATGTCTCAAAGAAACATCGTAAATAAATTTTCCACATTCTAATTCACGATTTTATTATATTTTCATCAATATAATAAAATTATTCAACCTTATCTTCACAGTGAGACCATTCAAATGTATCAAATACGTAATCCATACCTTCCTTATTATTTGGGTCTATCGCCAAATAATATTCCCAATTGGTAACAATTCCATCCGAATCCGTATCCGCCATTTCCATAAATCCATCTAAAAACTGTAACGTCGATGGTAATACCGAATCTGTTGCATTATGCCCCATACACGTATATGCTTCTGGCCAATACGCATTTTCATTTTCTTCCAATGAATAATATGAATATGCATACCATTCTTCTTCCGTCCATTTCGTAATTTCATTACCTGCAAAACTAGCCCCTAATCGCTTGGCCGATAAAATTCGTTCTATCGTTGGATGAATCACCCAAAACATAATATCCGCTGGTGATGCCGCTTCCAACATTTCTCCTTCTAATACGGGCATTGTCGCCACCAATAATACCATATCTTCTATAAACTCCGTCGGAAAAATCTTATCAAATATCGCCTGATTATGTTCCGATAACACACAACCATATATATTGTCCCACGTAGTTGTTCCATTCACTAAACTTTCCACCTGACATTTACATTCACTCGGATCTATCGAATCTTCACACGAATCGGGACAAACCAATAAATTCGGGGTTCCATCCGTTGCACACATATGTGACCTCCATAAAGAGCGATAAATATGAAAATATTCACCCATCACCTTTGATTCTAATAAACTACGACGTGGTGCGACCGTTCCATATATCCATTCATCTAACGAAAACCCGTGATTCAGAATTTCTTCCGTTGTCATATTCGCGTCCAATATATGCGACCAAGTGTCCGAAAAATTCTGGTATGCCTCAATACAACCACCATAGATTCCACCTAATTGTACGTGCATTGTTCCGTGCCCATCACTCGGGGATAATACTTGGAATTTAGCTAAGGATGCCGTATTCGCCAATTCATAATGCGTCTGACAATTCGGTACTTTTTTATTCGTGGGTTCGACCCCACAAACATCGAATAAGTGGCGGGTGACATAGGGGTCATTATTATTATTCCAATAAGAACGTACATATCCATATGAATTCGAATCTACCACCGAACTATCAGTAACCTTGGGCATTTTCGAAAAAGCAAATTTGGAATCGGCAATATGTCCATCTTCATCTACTGAACCAAACCATTTATGTGTTAAAAACGGAGTAACCTCCAAAAAATAAGATGGGTTTTCACCTGCATCCTTGATTTCTTGGCCTTCAATCGTGAAATCCCAATAAGGTAATGATACCGCTGGATTCACAGCCCGTAAGGAAGCTTCGAATGTTTGAGTAATAGCAAAATGATGTGTAAAAAAACCACTACCTTCGTGGAATTGGTCACATCTAATATCGTTTGATGCCAATGCGTGTTCTTCTACCAAAGTAGATATCCCCGTAAATTGGTCACCGTATATGATACGACCTTCTTGTGTAGAATATTTCCATAATTTTGCGGCGGCTTTCAAGAAACTGCTGCGGTCGGCATCGGATAATGCCCGTAGTTCTCGTTTCACATATTTCACGATTATCGTACTGGTATAATTTGTTAGAAAATGATTATTGGTTACTGATACTTTGTATGTACCAGGTTCCTTAAATACGGTTTCGATAGTTATACCAGTGTAGATTGTATCATCGTTTTGAATACTCCATTTCCATTTCTTTTCATCATATTTTGTGGAATTGGTATGTAAAGAAATAGAGGTTGTTTTATAAGGTTCTGCTAAGTGGCTTCCATTGAGCCATCCATAGTTATTATTGGAATATACGCCGTATTCATTCGAAACAGTCATTATTAAATCATTATATGAAGTCGTTGCAGTGGTTTTATCGGTATAAGATAACATAGTCATCAATCCACCAATGGAAGCAAAAAATAATAGAATTAAAAAAGTACTACATATTAAATATTTGGATGAATGAGGAGGTTCATAATTTATATAGGGTACTTCCATATATTCGAATGGGGGTTCTATCGCTTGATATTTTTTAAATGTTTCATTTTTTGATGGTGTATATGTATTATGCATTATAGTTACTATATAATAATAAAATATTTTTATATTGTTTATAACCCGATATTTGATCTATCGGTACCATTGTCTTTATAAACAATCTTGAATCATATTTTGAAAATCGACATCTTGTACATCGATATTCTTACGCATTTTCAAATAACATCGTAAGCAAACCAATACGTCCATCATTGAATTATGTAAATTCACGGGTGTGGTTTTAAAGAAATAGAGATATAATTCAAGTAAAGTCGGCCATTTTTTATAAGGTTTTCCGATTTCCACACCACTCGTATCTTTTTTATAAATCATAATATTACATATATTGGTACCGTTTCGCATCGTACAATAGCGATCAATACTATGTAACCGTTCATAGATAATATTGAATATATTCAGACCATAGGGCATTTGTTCTCGAATTAATTCGAAATTTCGTTGTGTTTCTATTTGTATCATTTTTGAATCGAAATCGAAATTATGAGCGACCACTGTATCGGCCAACATATAACAATCATAGAAATTATCTAATGCAGTGATTAGTGGTTGTCCTTTTTTATTTAAGATTTCACGTGTTACACCAGTTAGTTCGGTGATTTTCTCGCTTATTTCGATATCTTTGGGGATATCGATATAATAATTATATTTACGTTCGATAGTTTGAGATAACATATTATAGAGAATAAAACTAAATTGGATGATATAGGGATAGGCAATTAATGCGGGTATTTCAGCCCCATTCATTTTGGGTAATAACCCAGTGGTTTCTACATCGAAAATTAATATTCTGTTCTTCATTTTTTCTTTTATGTTGGGAAATACTGAATGAGTATTATGAATCAATTTTGTAAATAGTTTTATGTCAAAATATTTATTCATCTACATTATAGTAGTATAAAACCGATTCATAAAAGGAGGAAAAGTTCTATCATATCCAAAAAAAATTCCCAAAAAAAAGTCGGCAGGGGTTTGTAAAAAAGGACATTTATAAATGTCCAATTTTCAAAAATCCTTTTAAGAAATTTTGAGAAAAAATGCAAAAACCCACTTTAAAGCATAATGCAGTAAACCCCAAAAAAATCATTCAAAATTTGTTTCCATAATTTTTTTGTATTTTTATTGCGATTTTTTATAATAATTTTTGATTTCCAACGTCATAAAATGGAAATGTTTTTTTATGAATAAAAATCGCAATTATTTGTCTTATGTATTATGATAATAAAACTATTATAAATAACATAATATATGAGACCATAATATCTTTTTTATGCGACAAATCGCATAATTTGGAAACATAAAATAAATGTCCAATGTAAATACTTTTATGTATCATTCATAATGAATAAAAAATTTTTGGTTTGCGATATTTTTCATAATTTTTTATTTCCATATAATATATAAATGGAAACGGAATTATTATCAGAAAAATCGCAAAAATATTCTTGTAACAATTGTGATTATTTTACATATAATAAATATGATTTCAAAAAACATCAATCAACCCAAAAACATATTAATTGCGATAAATCTAATAATTTAGAAATAAATGGAAATCTAAATTTATCAAATGAAATAGTAAAATATAATTGTCAAAAATGTAATTATAATTGTAGTATTAAGCATAATTTTAATTTACATTTATTATCAAAAAAACACATCCGAAATATCAATAAAGAAGAGGAAAAAATAAAAACATATTGTTGTAATAATTGTAATAAAGAGTTTACAAACAATAGTGGGTTATGGAAACATAAACAAAAGTGTGTAATCATTGAAACCGAGAACCCGATTCAAGAAAAAACAGCGACACTAATAAAAGAAGAAGAAAATATAAAGGTGGAATTACCTAGCCCTATATCGAGTGATGTTATTATGGAATTTATTAAAAACAGTAAAGAAATACAAACCTTTTTATTAGAACAAAATAAAGAATTACAGAAAACATTAGTAGAGTTATCCAAGAACCAATCGATAGTGAATAGTAACAATACCACCAACAATACCACCAATAATCAATTCAATTTGAATTTCTTCTTAAATGAAACGTGTAAGGATGCGATGAATATTACCGATTTTATAAATTCGCTTCAATTGACAACGAAAGATTTTGAGAACACAGGAAAAGTTGGATTTATTGAAGGCATCAGTCAAATTATTATCAATAAATTAAACAGTTTTGATACCTCCAAACGTCCGATGCATTGCACCGATTCAAAACGTGAAACTTTATATATCAAGGACGATAATGTATGGAATAAAGAAGACGATAAAAAGACCAAATTCAAAACGGTAGTAAAACAGATTGCTAGTAAGAATTTACAGCAATTGAATAGATGGAAAGAAGAACATCCCGATTGTATTATTCTAGATACAGAGAATAATATAGCGTTTAGAAAGTATTTCAAGGCAGCATTAGGCGGTACTTCAATTGAAGAAGAAGAAAAGTTCTTTGAAAAAATAAAGCGAAATGTTCTCAAACAAGTGTTGGTTGATAAGAATGTATAGCACCGATATTATGTATAATTTCACATAAAACTATACATAATCCATTTGATAATTAAATTTTGATAAAATACAATTGATTGGCTACATCCCGAAGTCGAGTATGATAGTCGTGGATATCTAATATATGTTTGGTGTCAATCATCGGTAAAACCAAATATTCGCTTTTGAATTCATTTTGTAGTATTTCATCGAAAGAATTACCGATAATGGTACGAACATAGGTATCGTGAATATAGATATCGATATTTTGATTTAAATATTCATTGAGTTCGGCGGCACATTCTCCCCGATTCGAGTCGGTGATTTCACGGGCGGGACGAACCAATTTCGTCCGTTGTTGTATTTCACCAGTGATACTATCGGAGTTATTATCGACCCGATAGTTATAGTATTTATCAGTAACCGTGCCGTAAAGAAACGTATTGGGGTCGACTCGTCGTAAATATTCACCGAAGAGAACATCACAACATTTATGGTGTAAAATATCGGGAAAATTACGAACGACATTCATAAAACGAGAAAGCATTGAAATATGGATACAGTAGCACCAAAATTCGTGGCGTTGTTCTTGGTGAGGTTTACCGAAAGTACTTTCATAAACACCTATAAGTTTTTTACCAGGATAGGCGGTGATTTGAATACTACAATTCAGGATGGTTTGTAATAACGCGAGAACACGATTGGGCTCATAAGTATCGTCATCGTCACAGAACATAATCCATTCGTGTTTATTAGAAATCAAAGGTAATAAATCGTGCATATGGAGCATTTGAGGAGTTTTAGAGGTTTTTATCCAGATATGGAGGAAATCGGATTGGAGTTCTTTATGTTCGCTATATACCGAAGCGAAAAGTTCTCGTAGTTCGGCGGATTCGAAAGAGATGGAGAGATAGATGGCGATGGGAACGGATTGGTGAATAAGAGAATGTAGGCATTCCATTAAATGCCCGATACGTTTTGGATTGGAAATATGAGAAGCAATAATGATACAAGCGGATGCGGGATTGAGAGACATTTAGTAAATATTGTATGTATTTGTTATAAAGTATTTATATGATTTTAGGGGGAGAAGATAAATATATGGGGAATATATTTAGATGGATTATTTCTTTGGATAATATATAAATTTGATAGATAATATGTTTGGCAAACTATTTGGTAATAAAAGTAATACATTTACAGATACAGAACTTCAACCCACGTCAATTCCACCTCCACCAGAGAGACCACCTAGAGCTTCTAGCAAATGTTTGAAAAGTGTTGAAATTGGAATATCGATGAATGAAGATGGACAACAGTTTTTAGATAAATATGAAGTGAAGCCGTGCTATGACGTTGAATTGAAACCAGAAAATGCGATCATAATAGATGGTTATGGAAAAGTTCAAAACGCAAACATACTAATACCAAAAGTAACAACCCAAGTAGAACCAGTCATACAACCAACCGAACCTGTTCAACCATTAGTAACCGCAGCAGAAGAAGAAGTAAAAGAAGTAGAACTTAAAGTAAAAGAAGCAGTAGAAGCAGAAGCAGAAGCAGAAGCAGCAACCCTTGAAGCCCAACGATTAGAAGCAGAAGCCCAACGATTAAAAGAAGAAGCACAAAAAGCAGAAGAATTAGCTGCAGAAAAGACAAAACGTGAAGCAGAAGAAGCAGAACAATTAGCACAAGAAGCACAATTAAAAGCAGAAAAAGCACGATTAGAAGCAGAAGCACAAGAAGCACGATTAGAAGCAGAAGAAGAAAAACGATTAGCAGAAGAAGTACCTAAAGCAGACGAAGGGGAAGGAGAAGGTACAACTTGGGTTGAATCGGGCAAAGAAGAAGAAGAAAAAGCCAAAGTTAAAGTAAAAGTTGACGGTGGAAAAAAATCAAGAAGAAGAGGCATGAAAAAAGAAAAGCAAAACAAATCAAAAAAGGTAAAAGCATTGATAACCAGACGACGATTACAAAAAAAGAAGAGACTAACTAAAAGAAGATAAAAGATTTAGACATCTAGTATCGTCAATACTAGTGTAAAAATATAGATATATTATATAGAAGGTTATATAATATATGGACGAACCAGATTCAGAATCAGAATCTATATCATCATATGAGCCTACCAATACTAACATTATGAAAGCAGAACTACTTGAAAAACAACGATTAGAAAAAGAACGATTAGAAGCAGAACTACTAGAAAAACCACAAGTAGAATTAATAAAAACTCAAGATATGGATAAAGAAAAGGCAAAAATAGCAATAGCCGCCGCTGTTAAAAAATGGTTAGAAACAAAGAAAATGAATATAACCCAATTACCTATACCTCCAAGCCAAACGGCTCTACCTATACACCCTCAATTGTTATTACCGCCAGAACCGCCTATAATAGAAAAAAAAGAAGATATTTTAAATATAGCAACGCAATTGTTATCAGAAGGGGAAAATAATAAATCGTTAATAACTGACGGTGATACAAAGAATTTAAATGTAGCAACGGAATTGTTATCAGAAGAAGAAAATAAAAATGATATTTACATATTGTCAACTGCAGTAAATATAATAAATGATAAAGAAATCGAGGATTTTATCAGCGAAGATGGTGAAGATAGTGTAGATGAAAGCGTAGATAGTGTAGATGAAAATAACTTATTAGTATCGAAATTGGAAACCGACGTATCGAGATTGGTAGCCATATTAAATAAATATAGTAGTGAGAACAATATGGATGAATTATACAATGATCTTACTGAATTATTGAAAAATAAAAATATACCAATTGAAGAATTAAATTTTAAATCAAGAGAACAAATTTTTGCATTATTATTATCATATGTAAATACATTAACCGAAGAGTATAATATAGAAAATCTAAAAGATTTATTATACAATGTATTGCATAGTTCAAGAAATGCACCAGAAACAATAAATAAAGAAATCCAAGAAACCGATCTATTGAATGTAGCTATAAATTTATTGAATGCGTCAAATAAAATACCAGAAACAATAACACCACAAACAGTACAAAAAGAAATACAAGAAA